GAAGATGATTCTGTCGACGAGGAAGACGACGAAGAAGAAATGACTGAAGAGGAAGAAGAAGACTCTGAAGATGATTCTGTCGACGAGGAAGACGACGAAATGAATGAGGAAGATGACGAAGAGGAAGAAGAAGAAGAAGAAAAACCTTCTAAAGTCAAAGAAAATCGTCGTAGATTTCGAAAATAAAAATGAAACTAATTCGTGAATCTATTGTAGATGTCTTTCATTCGAAAGACAATCACTCAAGACTTTACCTTGAAGGAATTTTCCTTCAAGGTGAAATATTGAACGGAAACAGAAGAAAATATCCGATTAGCGTTCTCGATTCAGCCGTTTCTACATACCAAAAAGAATTCATTGATACTCGCCGGTCTTTAGGCGAGTTAAATCATCCTGACCATCCTCAAGTGAACTATGAACGTTCATGTATTAGAACAATTTCTCTTATTAAAGATGGTAATAACTACATTGGTAAAGCTTTAGTTCTAAATGTTCCATTGGGTCAATTAGTTAAATCTTTAGTTGAAGATGATGTTGCTATTGGAGTATCTAGCCGAGGATTAGCATCAACTGAAGAGCAATATGACGGAACCGAATTAATTGGATCAGATTTTTATATCTGTGCAGCCGCAGACGTTGTGTCTGATCCATCAGCTCCAGATGCTTTTGTTGATGGTGTGTGCGAAAGAAAGGAATGGGTTCTTGATAATGGCATTATCAAAGAAAGCAAAGCTGGTTTGATTAAACAGATTGCGAACGAAACGGCTAAAAAGAAAAAACCAACACGTGAAGATTATTCTCGATTTGCTCATACCATTATGAGAATCATCCGTTAAACATCAAAAAAGATACATACTTTGAATTAAGGAAATCATCAAATGAAAACCAGCAAAATCAGAATCACAACCGAGCAAAGAAAAAGAATTCTTGCTGCAGCTGATCCTAACAGTGGAATCACTATGGAATCAGTAAATGCTCTTTCTAGAGTGCTCGAATCTTCAATGAACAAACAAGCCATTAAAGTTCGTAAAGCCGCGGTTGAATCTGCTCAGAAATCTGCACGAATTAAATTACGAGCTGCAATTAAGCGAGTTCGTAATGAAATGGCTCAGAAAATCGATGGTTATTTGACTCATGTTGTTGAATCATGGGCTAAATCAAATGCAGTAGCTCTTAAGCAAACTGTTGAATCTGTTAAAAATCGGAAAATTTTAAACACAGTTTCAAAACTTTTAGGCGAAATGAACGTAAAAGTTCCTTCTGTTCAAAAGACTGCAGTTGTTAAATTGTCTCGTAATTTAAAACTAGCTAATCGAATCGCTGAATCACGTAAATCAAAAATTCTTCAGTTAAGAAAAGAAATTCGTGAGCGTAAACAAGCTGCAATCGTTACGAAAGAAATTCGTGGAATGACATCTACTCAGAAAGAAAGAGTAGTTGAAATGGCAAAAGCTCTTCGATATACTGATATGCCTACTTGGTCAACTCGAGTAAAGCGTATTGCTGAGTCAGTTCGAAACAAATCTGGCGGTACTGGATTTGTAAACAGAAAACCATCAAGAGCAGTTATTGAATCCCGTTTAGATCCACGAAAAAACCAAAATGACGTAATTTCAGGCGCTCTTGGAATTATTTCATCAACTCGCAAAAATTAATTTTTTGAAGATACATAGTTTAATCCAATAAGGAAAAGAGAACAGAAATGACAAACAAAGTCCACCTAACTGAGGCGGTAATGAAAAAATGGGCACCTATCCTCGAGGCTAAGGGTGCTGCTAAATTTCGTTCCCATAAACGCGAAAGAGACATGGTGCATATCCTAGAGAACACCTTTGCTCGCACCAATGAATCAACCCGAACAGCTGATATCGCAAAATACGATCCAGTATTGATTTCTCTGTTACGTCGAACAATGCCAAATCTAGTAGGTGGAAATCTGTTAGGTGTGCAGCCAATGACTGGTCCAAGTGGTCTAGTTTTTGCTCAGCGTGTATACTACGGCGGAACACCAAGCACAGGAACTGAAACTTGGAATCAGAACCGTCCAGATGTTAATCATTCTGGTAATGGTGCTGGAGCTGGTATGTCTACAGCTAATATGGAATTGTTAGGCACACAAGTTGTTAATACATCAGTTTCATCAGCAACACAACCTTTAATTCAAAGTCCTGCATGGGGCGAAATGTCATTCTCGATCGATCAGATCACAGTGACAGCAAAAGGTCGAGCTTTAAAGGCTCACTTCACTCATGAATTAATCGATGACTTACGAGCAATCCACGGTCTTGACGCTGAAACTGAATTAGCTACAATTCTACAAGGTGAATTAGCAGCTGAAATTGATTATGAAATCTTAGCTTTCTGCGATGCACAAGCTAAAAATGGTGGAACAATCAACGTTGACGTAGATACCGATGGTCGATGGTCACAAGAAAAATACCAAGGTATGGTTCGATTGCTTGATCGTCAGTCTAATATCATTGGCCAAGAAACTCGTCGAGGTCGAGCAACATGGATGGTAACAACTCCTGACGTTGCTGGTGCTCTTGAGTTATCTGGTAAATTGAATCAATATGCTGATCGTGATTTTGGTGATATTAACGTAGACGTAACTGGTATCACATATGCTGGCCGATTAGCTGGTAAATGGGATGTTTACATTGACCCATATTCAACTTCTGGCACAGATTGGGTATTGATGGGTTACAAAGGAAACAACGATTATGACGCAGGTGGTTTCTACTGCCCATACACACCGTTTACTTTCTATAAAGGCCAAGGTGAAGAGTCATTCCAGCCACGTATCGGATTCAAAACTCGTTACGGTTTGATTCACAACCCATATGCTTCAGGATCTAATGGTACTAACCCATATTTCCGAAAAATCTCAATCACTAACCTGTAATTGTAGCAAAACTAGAAGTAATAGAAAGGACCCTTCGGGGTCCTTTCTTATTTTTGAAGATATAATCGTTCTAACTTCAAGGATTTAATATGATTGACAATAGTTTTGGTGGTACATCTAATTTCTCCATGGTGTTTTATGCTTTTCCTGAAGTAGTCTTTTACATGCAGGAATTTCAAGTTCCTGAAATCAGATTACCGACAGCCAGCGTTAATTCAATGACGATGGATATTCGAATCGCTGGAGAAAAGCTTGAATATGATCAAGTGTTCACTATGAATTATGCTCTTGATGAGCAACTAATAACTTATAGCTCATTAGTAAATTGGCTTGTTAAAATTCGAAATCCTTCTGATATTACAACTCATCTAGGAGATTGGCGACAGTATTCAAGTGATGCAATGCTTATTGTTCGAGGGAATAATATGCAAGAAATCACCCGATTCCATTTTGTTAATTGTTATCCTGTTTCAGTTGCTGGTCCTTTATACAAGACCAACGAATCAGAAAATAATGTTCAGTTGCTTCAAGCTGGATTTAACTACGACTACTTTATGATATCGCCTATTAATGAACCGATTCCAGGATTTGGAGCAGGGTAATGGAGATAGATTTTCGAGATGTTAGTGATGTGATTTCTGATTGTGGTTGTGTTTATTCAAAATCACATTTAGACACTCCTTGTCCTTTTTATCCTTTATGCTGGTTAAAAGATGATTCCGACAGTTGAACAATTAAGAGAACAAGCTCAAATCGACCTTGATTTTTCTATCGCTAATCTTGGAAATCATGCAATTAGATTAGCTTCATCTCGAGAAAAATGGTCTCGATGGGCCATGGATTATCAGCTCAAAATCTACAAAATCGAATCAGATATGAAATTGATGTACGGCAAATTACATCGTCACTTCTTGTCTGATTCTGATTTAGCGATCGATCGAAGAGATATTAATTTCTATATTGAATCTGATTCTGAGTATCGATTATTATCGGATCGATTAGCCGTGAATAAAGCAACGCTAAAATACATCGATGGAGTCATGGAAAATATCAAACAAGCTACATACGATATTGGCAATTCCATCAAATGGGAAATTTGGAAGTCAGGTGGTTCTTGAGTGTTCGAATTCGAAAAATTAATCAGTCGACAGTAAGAATAACTGGTGAGCCAGCTGAGCTCATGGATATTCAGGATCATTTTACTTTCGATTTAGCTAACGCCAAATATCGATCTTCAGATCGAAAATGGGATGGTAAGGTTCGAGTGTTTTTGGCTGCAAAAGAATCTATTGGAGCTGGATTAGTTCCAAGAATTGCTAAATTTTTAGGTTCTTTAGAACATGAAGTTTCAATTGACAAGAATGTCTTAGAAATGTTCCAACAACCTGAATACAACGAAGATAAACTGAACAAATTTTTAGATTCTTTAGACCTCAGAGATGAGCACGGAAACGAATTAGAACTTCGTCTTCATCAAATAGAGCCTATTCACGCAGTTGCCAAATCAGGGCGAATGACTATTCTTTCGCCAACTAGCTCTGGGAAATCTTTAATCATTTATTGCTTATGTCGATGGATTCTTCATAATTTTCCAAAGTCTCGAATTTTACTAATCGTTCCTACCATTATGTTGGTAGAGCAAATGAAAATTGATTTTATCACATATGCAAGCCATGATTCAGACTTTAATGCTGAATCGAAGATTCATGGCATTTATGCTGGCAAAGAAAAAGACCTAAACACCAATATTGTTATATCGACTTGGCAGTCTTTGGTTAATTTAGATGCTTCATGGTTTGAATCTTTCGAAACTCTTATTATTGATGAATGTCATGGAGCAAAAGGCAATTCAATTCAAAACATTTGTTACAAGTTAACAAACGCGTCTCGTCGAATCGGATTTACTGGTACGATTGGAAACGAATCTGAAACAGATCCTTTGCTAATTGAATGTGCTTTAGGACCAATTCGAAAGTTTGTTACTACAAAGCAACTAATGGATAAAGGGATCGTTGCTTTGCTGAAAATCAGATGTCTCATTTTGCGTCATTCACAGGAAGACACCAGGGAGCTTCCTGGGGAAACGTTTGATGAGGAAAGGGTATTCATCATCTCATCAGAAAAAAGAAACCGATGGCTATCAGGTTTAATCAGAGCTCTTCCAGGCAACACACTTGTTCTTTTTACTAACAAAGAACATGGAAGATTGTTGTATGAAGCTGGACTAAAAGTTTTAGGTGATCGCAGAGTTTTCCTAAGAACTGGCGATAATTCAATTCAATCTCGACTAGAAATCAAACCTTATATTGAAAATGAATTAGGTGTAGTAGTTTATGCTTCTACTGGAATTCTTTCAACTGGAGTATCTTGGAGAAACGTTGACCATATTGTATTTGCGAGTTCCTTTAAAAAGAAAATCAAAGTGCTACAATCAATTGGGCGAGGGCTCAGATTATCAAAGCGAAAAACTAAAGTAGGATTATGGGATATTTCTGACGACCTTAATCATCATCAGAAAAAATTGAAACGCAACTATAGCATGAAACATTTACTCGACAGATTGTCGATATATGAATCAGAACAATTTGACTACAAAATGGAAAAACATGACCTCTGAAATTGAAAATAAAGAACCAAATATCAGAATTGCATATTTGATGGATACAGTTGGATTTGATTGTGCCGTATTTGCATATAGTTCAGTCGAAGCTATTGAAGGACAAATGGTATTTCGAGAAGTCCTTGGAATTCAAGGAGAATTCCAGGAAGACGGCAATATCATGTTTAGAGGATTCTCTCCTTTTAGTTATTGGTCTAAAGATTTTGAGATTTCTATTCCTAGTTCACTAGTTTGCGGAACTATGGAATTAATGCCAAAGTTGGTTCCAATCTACAAAGAAGCTCTGGTTCAAATTAAAGCTTCGCTAAATAAACAGGAAGAAAGTCCAGTTCGAAAAATCCTTAAAATGGAAAGACCTAAACAATGAATGACAAGCCGGTCAATTATGTAAGTAACGATGAATTCTATGCTGAGATTTCTTCTTATCATCAATCAGTTTCAGAAGCCTCATTATTAGGAAAACCAAAACCTCGAATTCCTACATCAATTGGCCAAAAAATTTTACTAATCTGCGAACGACTATCTTACTCTCGAAATTTCATTGTATATGGATTTCGAGATGAGATGGTTTCAGATGCTGTCCTAAATTGCATTCAAAGGATCGACAATTTTGATCCTAAAATATCCACAAATCCATTTGCTTATTTCACACAACTTGCTTGGTTTGCTTTTGTTCGAAGAATTCAAATCGAAAAAAGCGAAAAGAATGTAGCAATTGAATATACAGTCAACAATTATCTTTTAGAGCTAGTTCAAATGTCTGGAGATAAGCCAATGGAAGACGATGAACATTGTGTTGATATTTGTTCTAGAGCTTTAAAATTAATTTCGGTTACAGAACCTACAGAAATTAAAGATTCAAAATTCAAAAAGAAAACTACGATCGCTCATCAGAAAAAACTCGCTCAGAGAAAACTAGAAACTCAAGGTATAGAATCATTTTTTGAAAATGAGTAATTCTTATGTTAGTTCGAGTTATCGAATCAAATAATCAAGAAAGAATAGGATTTGAATGTACTGCTGAGGCAGATGAACACTACCAAAAACAAAAAGCCATTTATTCTGAAGCTTATGTGGATGGAGCAAATAGAGTTAAAGTTTACGATATTGTCGTAAAAGAGAATTTAAAAAGTCTTTGGCATATCAATGATCGACTCGAGAAATTGACTATTGCAAAAAACCTTTTGATCGAAGGAACCAAAGTCAAACTTTGGATAGTTGGTACTCCTCACGAGCATATTAAATACTTCCTGACTTATTTAGAAGCTACTCAATATCTTGTAAAATTACTTCTTAAGGTAACAGAAGATAATGAAGATTTATTTTGTATCTCTTCTAAACATGTTTATTCAAGCCAAGTAGATGAAGAATTAAAGTTATCTGAAGTATGGTCAAAATCTTTTGAAGAATTTTTATCTTCATGAGCATAAAGATCGTACCTCTCACAAAACGAAAGCCAGAGCCTGATCCGGCTTTAATCGATATGCTTGAAGATATATTGAATCAAGCTAAAAATGGAAATATCGAAAATCTTGCATTAGTCGCTATTGACACTGAAGAATCAGTGTTCACTTGGAATCCTAGCGGAATTCGTAGATTTGCTATGCTTGGCGCTATTTCATCATTGATGATTCGTTATCAAAATAAAACATTAGGTGACTAATATGAAGATTGGAATTTTAGGAGACCTACATTTTGGTGTAAGGTCTGATTCTCCGTTGGTTTTGAAATTTCAAGAGAAATTTCTAGAGTTTTTCTTTAATGATCTTAAAGAAAAAGGAGTTAATCTCTTTGTTCAATTAGGTGATATGTTTGATCGTCGTAAGTTTGTAGAATTTTATACTCTCAAAAGATATCGAGAAATGTTTGAAGGTAATCTTCGAAATTTTGATATCAACGCGATATGTCTAGTTGGAAATCATGACTCATATTACCGAAATTCTTTGGAAATCAATTCTCTAAAATTGTTATGCAACTCTCCACATATACGAGTAATTGATGAAGTGACTTCACTTTCTTTTATTCCGGATGTTAGACAGCCAGTAGTTAAAGTTGATTTGTTTCCGTGGATTTGTGAATCTAATCGTGATCAATTTGAAAAAATGATCGAAAGCCCAGGAAGATATGCTCTTGGTCATTTTGAATTTGAAGGATTTTGGATGTATCCTGGAGTTCCATGTACGCATGGAGTTTCAAAGGAACTAATGAAAGGATACAAACGAGTATACAGTGGTCATTTTCATACTCGTAGCGAAAAAGACAATATTCGATATGTGGGAAGTCCTTTGGACTATACTATGTCCGATTGTGGCGATCCAAAATATCATGTGATTCTTGATCTAAAAACTGGTGAAGAAGAATGGGTCGAAAATAAAGTCGCAATAATTCATCATCGAGTAAATTTCGACAATTTTGATTCTTTAAAAGGAAAACTGACCGATTGTCGCCTAAAGGTAGAATTTCCTATTGATGTTTCTGATAAACAGGTTTCTGAATTTCTTACGTTACTGAGAGAAGAAAAACCTTCCCATATTGAAGTTGATCCACGAGAAGAGTACGATTCTGAGGAATTAGAATCTGAAATTCCAGCTTCTAAAATGGATCCATTGATTGTGGTGCACGAAGAACTTAAAGCTCGTAAAAGTCCTGATTCAGCCATTCCAGTTGCCACTGAGCTTTATGGACTTGCTTTGAATAAGGACAAAATATGAGTTTCAATATCTCATCTGTTCGTTTTAGAAATGTATTTTCATTTGGTAATGCCTGGACCGAAATCAATCTAAATCAAGAGACAGCGACACTGATTTTCGGTTCTAATGGAGCTGGAAAATCAACAATCTATGAAGCTATTTTTCTTTGTCTGTATGGAAAACCATTTCGTAAAGTAAAGAAAGGCGAAATTGTTAATTGGTTAAATGAAAAGGATTGTGAAGTTGAAATTTTAGCCTCAAGAGATGGCGATGAATTCAAAATCCATAGAACAATTTCGCCTTCTACCCTAAAAGTTTGGATTAACGGCGTACTAAGAAATCAAGAAGCTTCAAATAAAGATCCTCAAGAATGGCTTGAGCGATCTGTTATCGGTATGTCAGAAAGGACTTTTCGACAAATTGTCATTCTTGGTTCTACTTCTTATGTTCCATTTATGGCTCTTAGTCCGGCAGAGAGACGAATTGTTGTTGATGATATTTTAGGTCTTGGTGTTTACGCTGAAATGGCGCAATTAGCTAAAAAGAGACTCAGCGAAACAAACGAATCTATCAATAATTTGTCTAAAAGAAAATCTAATCTTTTAGGTCGAAGTTCAGAGTTAACCATTTCTGTCACACGATTATCTTCATCAAATAATGACAGCGTTCAAAAAATCAAGAATACTTTAGATGAAGTAGAAATTGATCTTAGTAAAATATCTGAAGAACTTGAAACTCTTCATTCGCGATCTGAAGAACTCAAAAAGAAAATCAATGTCGACAAAAAGAACAAGTTGGTCGAAGCTATAGAGCAATTGAATGAAATTCGAACTACTTCAAATGTTCAATTGACCCAAAACAACAAACAGATTCAGTTTTTCAAGATGAATCCAATTTGTCCTACATGCTCTCAAGAAATTTCAGAAAAGCTAAGATCAGAAAAAATTGATTTGTTTTCTGCTGAAAATGATGAGCATTCTAAAAGGATCGAACAATCAACACAAGTCCTATCTCAAATAAAGGCTAAACATCTAGAACTTCAAAATTTAGAAGATAGCCAAAAACAAATATCAAATTCGATTTCATCTAATACAACTCTACAGTCAGCAAAAAGATCTCAAAAATCTGTGATACTCGGTCAAATCGAGTCAATTCAAGAAATTGGTGATAAGGAACTATTGTCAGCTCAAGAATCTTTAAACCAGGTGACAGAGGAACTCAAATCGCTTCAATTCGATTTAGATTTGTTGGTTGTTCAGGTTCTTGAGCTTGAGTCAATTGTTAAATCTCTAAAAGATGATGGAGTAAAAGCAAGAATCGTCAGAGATTTTCTTCCAATGATCAATCGATTAGCCGCAAAATGGTTAAAAGAAATGGACATGAAGATTGTCTTCAAATTCGATGAACAGTTCGATGAAACAATTTTAGTCAGAGGGCGCCAAGAGTATTCGTATGATACTTTTAGTACAGGCGAAAGATTAAGAATCGATTTGGCTTTATTGTTTGCTTGGAGAGAAATCGCTGTATTAAGAGGATTTTCTGGCTGCGGCCTAGTGATTTTTGATGAAATTGGAGGTGGTTCTCTTGATGCAGACGGATTCTCTGCTTTTAGAAGAGCAATTGAGATTTCTCGAAAATTGGGTGATTGTGTTTTGATTATTAGCCATCAACCTGATCTATTATCTGATAGGTGCGATGTTTTACTGTCCATTTCAAAAGAAACTGGATTCTCTAAAATCACAAAATCAACTGCGTCAAGAGAAGCAATATTGACTTGATATAATGTTGATTCAATTCAAATAAGGACATACCAATGGGAATTAGAATTTCTGAACAAACAATTGAAATTCTGAATAATTTCAGTACTATTTGCCCAGGGTTTCTTCATGACCCAACTGTAGCTGAAGGTCAATTAAGAGTTGCATCGCCAAATGGAAATTTAGTTGCTTTCGCTAAAGTTCCTGAGCAGTTTCCTGAGTTTTCGATTTTCGATATGAAAGCTTTTATTTCATTCATGAATATGATGAAAGACGGAGAAGTCGAATTTTTTGAAAAAAATATGAAGGTGACCAGAGGAAAATCCAAGGGCATATTCACTTTCTGTTCTAAATTGGTTGTGTTGACTCCTCCGAAAAAAGTCAACATGCCTGAAATGGAAGTTGAGATTCTGCTTTCTGCTTCAGTGATCAAACAAATTCTCAAGGCAAGTACAGTTCTTGCTGTCACTGAGTTGGTGATTTCTTGTCCAGGAAATGGTGAAGCAATTTCGATTTCTTCGGAAGGCAAGAAGGACAGCGGCATCGATAATAATTTCCAGATCGAGCTTGATGAAACTCATGACACGAAATTTCGATTTGTGATGCCTGCTGAAATTATTCGATTTATTCCAGCTGACTATAAAGTTGAATTGAGTTCTCGAAACGTAGCAAGATTCTCGGCTAATCTATCTTCTAATGGAGAATATGCTATCTCTTACTTCGTGTCTTTGGACGCAACTTCTACTTACGGGAAATAATCTATGAGTTCTGTTGTACATTCTGGTATTTGGTCAGAAGATTTTAGGCCAAATTCAATTAAAGACTGTATTCTTCCTCCAAGACTCATGAATCCTCTTTCTGAGATTGTTGAGCAAGGCGCGGGAAATTTCCCTCATATCATTTTTGCTGGTCCTCCTGGTTCTGGTAAGACGACTTCTGCTATCGCATTAGCAAAAGATATCGGTGCTTCTTACATCAAAATCAATGGATCTGATGAAAATGGTATCGATGTTTTACGAGGTAAAGTTCGATCATTTGCGTCGACAACCAGTTTAACAAGCGATTGTCCGATCAAAATTGTTATCTTCGACGAAGCAGATCATTTGAACGCAACTTCGACTCAACCTGCGCTTCGTGGATTCATTGATGAATTCTCAAACACATGTCGATTCATTTTCACCTGTAATTACAAAGAGAGAATTCTTTCTCCTGTTACTTCTCGTGTTGCATCACTTTCCTTTGTTTTCACTAAAGAAGAATCTGATGCAATGAAGCCACAAGCATTTGCTCGATTGAGTAAAATGCTTTTAGATCTTGGTATTGAATTCAATCCAAAAGCTTTAGCTGGCGTGGTACAAAAATACTTTCCAGATCTTCGACAAACCATTACTGTTCTTCAGTCATATGCTCTTGAATCTGGTGGTAAGATCGATACTGGAATTTTGTCGCTTTGTTCTAAAAATAAAGTGACAGAATTATTTGCTCTTTTGAAAGAAAAGTCATTTAGTTCTGTCAGAAAATTAATCGCTGAAACTCCAGAACTGATTAATGCCGAATTCTATACAGCGATGTATGGTGCTCTTTCGACTCATTTAAAAGCTTCTTCAGTTCCGGCTGCCATTTTAATTTTGGCTGATTATCAAGACAAATCATGTCGTCCATGTAATCAAGAGATTGTTTCGACTGCATGTGCTATTGAAATCATGAAAGATTGTGAATTTCTATGAATAAATCTCCATCACCTAGAGATTACATTGGTCTTGGAATGGTAATCAGTTACTCATGGTTTCTAATGTTAACTTTCGGAATCCTGTTGATATACTCGATTGTCTATTCTATAGTGCCAGTGACAATAATTTCTATTTTTGGTGGAGGATTCTTTCATCATATCTACAAACAATCTATTAAAATAGCTAGGAATCAAATCAAATGACGATGACAAATAAAGGTTTATCAAAATTATTAGAAGAGCTCGGAGAACTTTCTCAAATTGCAGCAAAGAAACTTGCTTATATGGATGTAGACGAGCATCCAGATGGGAAAGGAAGTATGAAAACCCGAATGGAAGAAGAGATTGGTGACGTTATCGCAGCTGCAACTTTTGTTGTGTTTAAATTTGGCCTTGATCAAGATGCTATCGACGAAAGAGCAACAATAAAAATTGAACTTTATGAAAAATGGGACGCAGACGTTCAAGCATGAAAAAATCAATATACAAAGGCTGGATCGGAGTCGATTTAGACGGAACTTTAGCAAAATATGAAACTGGCAAATTTATTCACAACCAAATTGGAGATCCAATTCCTGATGCAGTTCGATTAGTTAAAGCTGTTATCGATTTGGGTTACGAAGTAAAGATTTTTACCGCAAGAATGGCTTCTAATAATGAAGCCAACGATGTCGGAATTCTGATTGGCGATTGGACAGAAAAGCATCTTGGTGTTCGATTAGAGGCTACAAACTCTAAAGATTGGAATTGTGTTGAGATTTGGGATGATAGAGCTCGCCAGATGATTTATAATTCTGGTGTATTGGTTGGCACTTCGGATGTAATAAATGAATTCTAATACAGTTTTTTCGAGTGGAGCTGTACGAGCTTCTGGAGGAAAGTCACGAATCGCTTTGATTTCTCCTCATTTGTTTAATGAAACAGCTAAAGTTTTGACTTTTGGCGCTGAAAAGTATTCAGAAAGAAATTGGGAAAAAGGATTTCCTTGGTCTGATACGTACTCAGCACTACAAAGACATTTGAATGCATGGTGGGCTGGCGAAGAATTAGAACCAGAATCAGGATTGCATCATCTTGGATTTGCTGCTTGCAACGTTATGTTTTTGCTTCACTTTGCTTTAGAAGGAACTGGTGAAGACGATAGATGTCCATTAAAGCAGATTTTGAATTTTATCGCAAAACCAGAAGAAATGACTTGGCCTCAAAAAGATCGAAGAGATAAAGCTAGCTCTTCTAACTGGAAACCAGTTAGAATTCTTAAAAGCTCGGATAGTGAAGATCGTGAAGTATTATGGAAGGCAAATAACGAAGCTAGAGAACAAGTCATTTTTAGATATTATTCTTCTAATGCCGAAGATAATTTGGTTCCAGATTATGGATTTTATTGTGAGATACCAGAATGACCGAAATTTTAGAAGAATTCAAGCCGCCGGGTCTTTTTGATTTTGTGAATGCTATATCAGAAAGCAAAAAGAATTTGCTTTCTGATCCAGCTAACATAAAGTACTATGATACGTTCATGGCAAACTTAGCTATGTCTCAGCATCATGATACGATTATGATCGCAAATGCACTCAACATGTTTCCTCAGATTCCGAAGCAGCAGCATTTTGAATTTCTTCTTGAGATGGTTCCTGCTCGTAGAAGAAGAGGTGCTTGGGCTAAAAAGCTTCCGAAAGAAAAAGACGAACTTACCGTCTCAAAAGCTCTTGGTTGCTCTATAAAGCTCGCAAGAGAACACTTAAAGCTTTTGACTTCCTCACAGATCCAAGCTTTAGAAGCTCAAGTTTTTGAAGGAGGAAAAGGATGACTGAGTCGCTCTACACTCCTGAAGAATTTTCTAAGTTTCGAAGCTTGTACATTAGAACAGGTAGCCGTGCGCCTCAGACACGGCTCGAGGCTAGGCTGGACATGATGGAGTTTGAAAAAGAGCATGGAGCTGAAAAGCTTACTGCTATGCTTCAGGCTTTACCTGATCACGAAAGATAAGCCCGCCTTACCTGAAAATTATTTTCAAAATTTGTTCACAAAACAGTTTACTTTCTAAAGAGATTGGTATAGAATTACTCTACCAACCCAACCAACGAGAGAAAACAAATGAACACTGAAACAAACACCACCGTAGCTGAAGTTGCTGTAGCTGCTGTCTCCGCGGCTGCTGTCTCCGTAACTGAAGTTACGCTTCGCCTAAAATTCTCAAATCCATACTTTGTCGATGCGATGAGCCGAGTTGATAGCTTTCCTGAAATCACTGCGAAGGTCATGAAGGAAGTTGGCAATGAAAAGTACACCCGAATCGGAAAGGCAGTCGCAGAAGCACTCTATAATGACATGGTGATCTGCGGTTGGGACCCAAATGAAATGGACAAGAACACTGCTCGCAAGTATGCAGCACGAGCAACAAGTCGTACTTTTTCAACGACGTTTGGATTTGATCTTCCGGTTGAAAAGCCAAAAGCTGTAAAGGTTGTAGTTGCTAAAGAACCTAAGGCGCCAAAAGCTCCTAAGGAACCAAAGGTTCCAAAAGAACCTAAAGCAACTTCAGTTGATGTTTCCAAAGTTCCTGCTCCACCTTCTTCTGAATCAGTTCAAAAGCTGGCCGCAAGTGTCATCGAAGTACTTGGTGAATCAGTCGATGAAGCAACTGATACGGCAAAAGAAAATGTTGAAACGATGCTTCAGTCAAGTTTTGACAAAACTCTTACCGGAGTCAAGCCTTCTACGAACATCTTCCATGAACGTAATGCTGAAGATACTGGAATGACAACTTATCGAGGTACTCGCGCTGATGGTTCAAAGGTTAAGTACAAAACCAAGTTTGATGATGGCACTGTAGAGTTCTACAACGCAGCTGGTAATCTTCATGATCCATTCACTGGAAAAGCTGCCCGTACTTATGCTGATGGTCAAACTGAACACTATAAAAATGGCGTAATGGTAGCAAAATAGTAGTAGCTACAAAGAAAAAGGAGGCATTGCCTCCTTTTTCTTGTTTATTTTCCGGCGTGGTATAATCGTGATTACCAACCAAGGAGAAAGATATGGGCAGTCCAAATTTACCAGTAGAACAGACAATCACTCATTCTGATTTTGTCGCTGTTCTTTCGAATCCTGATTTATATCATGGGACTAATTTTATCGGCTTCGATATGAAAACTCCTGTTGTTTTGAAAGGAGGCAAAAGCAATCCTCTACAAGGTCAAGTTTTCAAAATCCATGAAGGCTTTAGTGGAATGATTTTTTCGAACAAAGAGTCTTCTGCTTACGAAAACATGGTGAACCGTCGACGAGCTCTGGCTGGTCAGCCGGCAGATTTTAAAGCTGGCGCTTTGCCTTGGGGAACACGAATTGAAGGCACTGCCGTAATTGAACATAAAGGCGAACATTATCTTCAGTTGATTTACACTCAGCGACCTGTCAGTCTTCAAGAATTCGCAGAAAAAGAAATGGGTATGGTTTTGACCGAAAGTCAGAAACTACTCTTTAAATCCATGGGTGACCGTGTTGCTGCTTTCGAAAACAAATGTGGTCGCACTTACTACGAAGTTAATGGCATTCGCACAGATCCAAACTTCATCGAAGGTCTTGACCTTAAGCCTGAATCTTCTGAGCAAGGCGGTTTAGGTGATACAATGAAAGTGATTATTCGTTCTCCGAAAATTTCTAGCTTTACTCGTCTTGCGGTGTTCGGCAAAACTTATTGGAAGTGAACCAGATTGATCTGGAGATCAGTGATTCAGGATTGTAGTTACATATTACTCACTGGTCTCTATTCAACCTGAAGCATCTGAGGATACGAAATGAAGATCGAATGGTCAGCTAATGATATTGTTCTTGGTTCATATGTTACCAATTCTTTTTTGTCGATAAAACATGCTTATCAAATTGGATACATTTACGGCGGAAGCGATAAAACAGAAAAAAGATATTGCTTAACATCCATGTTTGATGGAATGATTTGTCGAATAGGTTCTTCTGGAAATATGTTTGTTGATCTCGATGAACAAGAAGAAAATCTTCCTAATAATTTAAGTTTATTTGCTAAACGACTCTCGATTGGAAATTTTGTTCCTTTGAGTGATAAGCAAATTTTTGATATTTTTAGGGCGCATTTTATTTCAAAATTTCAACTTTGAGGGTTTATGCCAAATTCACCAGAAGATAGAGTTCTTTTATCAAAAATTTTAGATTCCAACAGAGAAAAAATTAAAGAATTGGAATTAATGAATTCTTTAATTTTGGATGAATTGTATGGAGTGCTAAAAGTGCCTGTTCTTGTACATCCAATTAAGAAAGACTAATATGAAAAAACTAATAGCGATCATTCTCCTTTTAACTCTTTCTGCCTGTGGTGGAATAGATAGAAGTTGGTCAAAAATGACTGGACAACCGGTCAAAATTTGTGTTGAATTTTCTCCTAATTCAAAACTCGGAGTAACTTATCTTCAATTCACGTCCGGCGCTACAGTTCTTTATGGTCTAGATGGTAAGCCAGTTTCTTGTGAATTGTAGTATAATTTGATAGTACAATATGAACATGCGCCTGTAGCTCAAATGGATAGAGCACCGGTCTTCTAAGCCGAGGGTTATGAGTTCAAGTCTCGTCAGGCGCACCATACTATTAAGGAGATGTCATGAAGAAAAAGAAAAGTTACTACAAGCCAGGCGTTTACGTAGGTGCTGCTTTAACGGAAGAAAACCGAAAGAAATTGGAAGAGCTTCGTGGCTATATGCCAGTAAATCAGTATCTTAACGTTCTTATTGACAAAACTGGCTTGGTTTGTCCAAAAGTCCAAAGGTTTGTCGGCAAAATTTATTATGCTGATGAAACATTCTACAAAGTAATATCAGAATTTGCTGATGGCATATGTGATCTTTGCGTAATTCCGACGATTTACGACAACGGATACATGGTTCCTGATACGTCTAAAAAGGCAGAGACTAAAAATCTATTCCTTTTTGACCTTAATGGAAATGGTCCTTTTTATAATCTTGGTGATGATGACGAATATTTGTCTATAAATGAATGGGACGGAAAACCAATTCCTTATCATTCTTAAGGCCAATAAAATGAAACCTTGGGTTGAATTAATCGACGAAGATGGACGCAAGATCTTAGTTCAAATTGATAAGATCAAATTCATTAAAGAAAATGAAAATAAATCAGGTTCTATTTGGTTTGACGCTAATAATTCGGTAACGCTTAAGCATTCTTATTCTGAATTGCTATCTTTATTAGTAATATCAATCGAGAATTCTGAATCGTTAAAGCAACAGAAATTTCAGGTTGGTGCTTGGACTAAAGTTGTTGATTTAGCTAAGCAACATGCTATGATGAAGCTTCATGGAACATATATGGAATGCGGTTCACTTGTTAAAATATCTGGATCAGATAGAGCAAGCTATCTCTCTAGAATTGGTGATAATCTACTTAGAGCGTCTGAAGACGCTTTCTTAGAAGATGCCTTAACTGGATCAATGAAGCTCTAAATTCTAAATGAAATGAAATTTTTGAAAGCCCTGAAATTCAGGGCTTTTTCTTTGTGTTATAATTTAACTTCATTACCTGGAGAGAGAACATGGCGAAGCTAAACCCAAAACCTAAAAAATCTATTGTCGCAACTTCAACCACATTCGGAGGAGCTAAATCGGTAACTCCAAACGACGTTGAACTTCTTCGTCGATCTGTAAATTCATGTATGTTATTCGAAGATGAATTTTACGAAGATGGACAATCAATTTCAAAACGAATTGCAACATTAGTCCATAAAGTTCCTATTGCTGCAGCTCTTGACGTAGCGACTGAAGCTAAAGTGTCTGGAATTCGACATGCGCCATTATTGGTTGCTCGTTATGTGTTAAATCATCCTCAATTAACTTTCGCAAAAGATACTACCGGCTTAGTCTTTTCATTGTTGAATTTAATTCGACGGCCTGATGAAATTTGCGATTTGTTAGCTCTTTACTGGAAAAATGGAAAAACTCCAATTTCAGGCCTTTTGAAGCGAGTATTAGCTCTTTCGTTCTGTAAATTCAATTTCAAAAATACAATCGCGAAAATAAAATTCGACTTCGTGATGTAATGGCTCTTGTTCATCCAAAGCCTGAAAATGAAGTTCAGCGACAGCTCTTTAAGAAATTGATGGAAAATAATCTTGAAACTCCAGATACCTGGGAAGTTCGATTGTCTTCCGGCGAAAATAAGAAAAAAGTGTTCACTGATTTGATCAGCAATAAAAAATTAGGATCTTTAGCTCTTATTCGTAATCTTCGAAATATGGAAAATGCTGGAGTGCTTCAATCAATTGTTCGAAAGGCTATTAGCGAAGCAGATTTCTCTCGAATTTTTCCATATCAAATCGTACAGGCAGCTCAACAAGCTCCGGTTTACAGCGCTTCTTTAGAAACAGCAATGATTGAATCACTTAACAAATTGCCAAAACTATCTGGCACTACAGTGATCGTGATCGACGTTTCTGGTTCAATGGGAGCTAAATTATCCTCAAAATCTGACATGACTCGATTATCAGCTGGTTTGGCTTTAGGTTCATTAATTCAAGCTCGATGTGAACATGCTCGAGTATTTTTGACTGCTGGTTCAGATGCTCATAGAATTCACAAAACAAAAGAATTTTTTGAACGTGGATTTGCTCTTTGCGATCTTATCGGCGGAAATCTTCACGAAAAAAGACAAGCAACAACTGGCTATAATGTTTATGCTGAAATGGGCGGTGGAGGAATCTTTTTGGTTCAAGCAATTGATTGGATCGCTCAACAACTAAAATCAAATCCAGTTGATCGAGTTGTTGTATTGACTGACGAACAAGATTGTGATCTCCATAAAAAAGCTACAACTGCAGCAAAACTTGGTAATCGTGATAACTACATTGTGAACTTAGCTTCAGCCGAAAATGGCATTGCATATGGTTCTGGATGGCATCACATTAATGGATTCACTTCTCGAGTTGCAGAATATCTTTTGATCAAGGAAGCACAGTCTAAATAGTTTCATCCAATAACGGAAACTACAATGACAGAAAAATTAACACGAACATTTGCTTTAGGTGTCGAGAGAATTACTGATTCTCTCGGTCGTTTACACAACTCACCAGGCCCAGCTGTTGTAAACACTCGAAATGGCCATAAAGAATGGTACACTCATGGAATTTTGACAAGAGATGATGATCAGCCGGCAGTAGTGGGCGAAAATTATCAAGCTTGGTATCTCAATGGAAAATTACATCGAGGTGGAGATAAGCCAGCATTCATTAAGGATAATGGAATTCACCAAGAGTGGTGGCAAAATGGTAAACGTCATCGAGATCCGCAATTAGGTCCTGCAGTTCTTACCAAGTCCTTAAAGCCTGGATTTTCCGATGATGAATTATATTTTGAACACGGGGTCAGTGTACCTAAACCGACATTTTTATCTCATGCTGGGTTTGAGAGAGGCATTTTAGAACCAGTTAAAGTGGAACCTGGATTTGAATTTGAAGTTGCCACAGTTCCAGAAATTAAATTGGTGGAAGAAGTTGTTCCTTTTGATCCAATTGCCACAGAACCTCAAGTCGTTCTTCAAGATTTACCGAAAGAAAACGTCAAAGTAGAACCTCCAGCAGAAACTTTGCCAGATAAAGTAGAATCTGCTGAAGATGATGAACCTAAGGTTCGCAGAAAACGACGAACCAAAGAAGAAATAAAAGCAGAATCCACCAAGTAGGAATTATGAAACAGTCGGTTTTAAATTTAGCTGCTAGATTTATCTCTCAGCAGTCTTTAGATTCAAAAATTTACATTGGCACAGATTCCAAACGTAAAGTAGCGTTTAAAGGCGTCTACAATGTAATTTTTACGACTGTTATCATTTGTCATATTGATGGCAAAAAGGGTTGCAAAGTTTTTGCTGATGTCGAGGTGAAGAGAGATTACCGTGGAGACTTACAAGCCAGATTGCTGGAGGAAGTAGATAATGCAATTAAGTGTTATCAATTGCTCAAGGATTTGGTTGACTCACGTGAGATCCAGATTCACCTGGACATCAATTCAAATAAGAAGTTCAAAAGTAATACTGTAGCAAAAGCAGCTCAAGGTTGGGTAAGAGGAGTATGTGGATTTGATCCAATCTTTAAGCCACATGCTTTTGCTGCTTCGACGGCCGCAGATTTGTATCACCAAAAATATGGATTAATGGATTGTTAGCTTAATGGTAAAGCGTCAGCTTCTAACTCTGAAAGATTTGGGTTCGAGTCCCAAACAATTCACCACATAGGTATTAAATGTCAATTTTAAATTTTGATTACGATGAAAATACTGATATCCTAACAATAGAAGGAATACCGTATTCTGGTCACTTTTTTCGTTGTTTGAAGAAGTTAATTGAAGAAGAAATTTCACAAGGAGAATCAAATGAACACGTAGATGAAAACGTACCTCTATTGCATCACCCGGTCTGACTTACCAGTCGATCAACAAGCAATACAAGCCGCACACGCAGGTATCGAATATGCGTATAGATGCGGAAGACCAGAAGATTTTCATTCAAGTTTGGTGTTTTTAGTTGTTCCAAACCAAGAGAATCTAGAAAGTCTATCAAAACAGCTTTTAACTCAAGGTCATCCAGTTTCTTTTTTTCATGAAAACTATAAGGATTGGGGACTAACAGCAATATCAGTTCTTCTTACAAAAGAAGACCGACATATCTTAAAGCATTTGCCTTTATGGAGATCGAAATGAGACCTACAAATTTCATCGATCTTACCAGAGATATGACTTCTGGATATCAAACTCCAGGAGTTAATTTCCTTCAACACGGCGAAATGGTCAATGAGAGATTTCTTGATCTTATCGGCCGTCAAGAAATGAACTGGAGACTACCTAAATGGTTTTCTTCATATAAAGATCAGATCATCGAAAAACTTCAACCTGATCTGAGTCTCATTTCAGCATATCAAATTTGGCACGATTGTGGCAAACCTTATGCTCGATCAGTAGACTCAAATGGAAAAGTTCATTATCCTGATCATTCTAAAGTTTCTTCTGAAATTTGGGAGTCTCTTGGAGGATGCCCAAGAATCGGCAATTTGATTCTGCGAGACATGGATTTTCATCTTCTGAAACCAGCCGAAGCCAAGGAATATTCGAATCAGCCAGATTGTTTGATCCTTTTAGTTACTGCTCTCTGTGAAGTTCATGCAAACGCTGAAATGTTTGGTGGTCAAGAATCAGATTCATTCAAAATCAAATGGAAACGGCTGAATAAAGTTGGTGACATTATTATCGAAAATCATCTGTGATATAATTTGCATACCACTCAACGATGGATTGTTATGACATATCTGGCTTATACAAAAGGTTCAAATCCTGAGATCGATCGCGGTATTGATTTGGTGGATCCTAATAATTTAGAACAAGTGAAGCAATTAGAAAACTGGCTTAAGTATGATGGAACAGAAAAAGGACTTCAAAAATTCGTTCCTCAATACCACAAGTTCATTCCTGTTATGTTGACGGCAGAAGTGTTTTTGACAGCAGAAGGCGACCCACAAGCCGTAGCTGAATATATGGCAGCTTCAAATGAATATCTTAAGCACTTCGTTGAACCAAGAAAAGATGGCAAATGTTTTCATTGTGGAGTGTTATTAGGTGGTATGTTTGGATCATTTGTGTTCGGCATAACTCACGGAGAAGGAATTTGCGGAAAATGTGGCTGGCCTGCAAGAACATATCACGATGTTCCAGATGCTTTTACTTTACGAAACTACATTTTGCAGTATATGCCGGCGATCGAATTGACATAACAAAAAGTTTAGAAAACAGTTTACTTTCCGATCGGTTGGGTTATAATAAATCAACAACCCAACCGAGAGAACTAGTATGCGAAATTTAGCAGATGAATACATTGAAGCTTTTGATAAATGGTTTGCGGCAAATCCGGATAAAGCAGCGGATTATGATCCAATCAAATACAGAGAAGATTTTTTAAAATTAAGTAGAAAACACCAAATTTCTGCACTTCGTAGTATTCAAAGTTCAATCATAATTCATGAGGTAGCACTAACATGAACACCTTACTACCTAACACCCTATACGTCCGTAATATTGAACAAGCAGCTTGTATGTTCGAATTAGATGGACAACTCTCTGATGGTCATTGGGAAAATTCACGACCATATGATCATTGGAGAGTTTGGTGTAATTCCAAAGTTGTTGTCGCTGAACAAGGAAGTCCTGTCGGTCGAACATTTTCCGCTTTAAAAGATAACTACAATTTAAATGCTTCGTCTCTTTTAGATTGCGTTGGTCAAAGAATGCTCGGTATAATTCGAATTGCTAGAGTATTTGGATTAGACTTAGCTTCTAAGTTAGAGCATTCAATCGACTGTTCAGGTGAGTTTGACTATGACGATGTGGTTAAAATGGAAAGTCTAGCAAAAGATGGCGCACCCAAAAAATACTGGAAAGATAAATTAGAGTTTTATGGAACTTTGGATGTTCCTGGCATTAAAAATGCTCTTAAAAATGAATCGTACACTCGAAAAAATATGATCAAAGATTTGAAAGATCTAAAAACAATTTTTCAAACTCGATTGACTCCGGCGGAATAAATTATTGAGATCGGTCTAGATATTCTCTAGACCGATCTTTAGATAGATATTGAAACTATTATTAGGTGATCAATGTCTTTTCTAGAATACGTGAATGAAGTAACATTCAACGAAACCCAAACCAAAAAAGCACTTCGTATTTTCGAAAAGCGTCTGCGTCAAAAATTTGGCGCATGGTTTCGTTATGGTGGCGACGATGGTGTCCAAGAACTCGTAAATGGCGGTAAAAAATACATCAGCTATTTGTATTTTATTGGAGTTACTGGTAAAGCGATTCGAATTAATACATCTCGAAATGAGTGGGTTTCTGTAGATTTATGGAGAAAATTCTCATTTTCAGGAGCTTCTACGCTAACAATTGATCTTACGACTGTCGAAAGTGTAGCTCCTTTCATTGATCAAATTTTGGATAAGCTTAAAACATTCAATGACTCAGATATTGAAATCTTTTTTGCTCCAGATAAAGGAGATGAAACTCCAATCAACGAATCTCAGTTTGTCGCAGAAGCAAAAAGAACATCAATTCAAAATTTCTATGAACTTTGCAAAGCGAAATTAGTAGGAAGAGATTTAAGTGCAGTATCTTGGAGTGATATCGATTTAGTCGCAAAAGAAAACGACTTGCTTGTTCCTTACCACTTTAGAACAACTCAAGTTGGTAAAGGTTCTGCAGCTCGTTTCAATTTAATTCCGCCTGGTCTAAATCCAGAAACTGATGTAGTGGAAGATCCAAAGCCTTTAGCCGTCGCAGACAAGAAAGGCTCAACGCCAATCATGTACATCAAAGTCACAGCACAGGATCCAGTATCAAAACGATTCTTGCCTGCTGGCGAAAATGAACAAGCTCAGGCTCTCTATCAACAAATTCAAAAATCACTTTCTGGTCCTGCTCCAGAGCGTGAACTAAAAGATCCAAAAACTTTATTTGGACGAATGGTCCAATTAACAAGTTTGGTGTGTAAAGGAAATGTGACAGCGTTGTTGATCGCAGGTGGTCCTGGTATCGGAAAATCCTATGATGTGTTCAAAACAATCAAGAATTCTGGACTGATTGATGGTGTTTCTTACGTAAAATTCAGTGGTAAAGCTACAGCTACTGCGATTTATCAAACTCTCTTTAAATGGCGTAAAGGTGGTGTAGTTGTATTTGACGATTGCGATTCTGTATGGGGTGATCAAGATGCGACAAATATGCTTAAAGCTGCTCTTGACAGCTACGATGAACGATCAATCACTTGGTTGACTGGTAGAACAGTCGACGTATCTAAAATGCCAAGAGATAAACGAGAAGATTTTTACGATGAACGATCAATC